CTTACTGCCACAAGGGTTTAGACCGCTTTGTTACCATGTTGACCTTCTTTCTAACTCCTTACCCTTATATATATAAATACTGCTTTTTTCCTATATAGAGAGTTAAAAAGAAGGTAACAAGGTCAACATAACAGCTATAAAGCTATATATATCAAGGGTCTAGGTGCGTTACCTTCTTTCTAAACAAGGTAACAAGAAGGGCAACAATTTTTGTAAAATCCTAGTAACTGCAAGGGTTTAGGCCATCAAAAGAAGGTCAACTTTATTCTTTTTTTGTTATAGCGTGATTTACTCTCCCCAGTTTTGGCCTCTCAAACTCCAACGGATCCAGTTTGTCATAATCTTCAACCTTAACACGCGCTTTTTTTAGTTGGTACTTATTTGGCGTTAACTGCTGTAAGTGCCTGATTGTCTCCTTACCAGCACCGTAAACATTTGGCTTAGGTATTCCCATATCTTCGGCATAATGCTTCAAGGATCTTGTAGCGATAAAAACGGGTACTACGTCCAGCTCGTGCCAACCTCTTTCCATGTACTCATGTTTTACCCAAGATAACAAGTAATCATTATCTTCCTGGTACTCCTCTAGCAAGCCTTTGACTGCCTGCGGTTCGATAAAATGAGTAAATGATTTCTGGTTGATAGCTTTATAAAGGGCGTACTCTAATACCTCTTTATTGGCCAAAAAATCATTTTTTATCCAGGGCTTTTCTTTCTCACCGTTAAAGTCAGCATTGAAGGGGACAATCATAATACGCCTATACCAGCCCTTTGTCTTATTTCCACCGTTGGGGATATAGTTTCCTGAGAAGATATTAAAGAGTTTGAAGGTCGCTTCAAAAGCTGGGCGCCCCTTTGGATTGACTAGCACGGTGTCCCCGCTGGTAATACTCATTAGGTCAGACGGATTTTTTAAGTATTCATTAGGTGCCTCGTCTCCAATATTGCAAACTTTACCTACTAGCGTTTCCAGGTTATGCTTTTCAGCAAACTGTACGGGCTTCAATGCTGATACGTTGCTTTCTCCTATCAGATTGATAAGGAACCGCTGAAATGTCCCTTTTCCGTTGTTACCGTCCCCGTAAAAGATAGCAAACTTATTCCGTGTATGGTTGGGGTTGATAGCCTCCAGGATAATCTGCCAAAACAATATTACCAGCTCACTATCGTTGCAAGCGATTGAGTTTAACCAATCGTCAAATGTCTTTCCTTCCCTATCGGTTGGGATCCGCTTAGGTGCGTGGTAAGCTGTGCTGATTTTACTTGTAATCACATATTTAGGGCTGAAAGGAAGTAACTCTTTAGTCCTTAAGTCAATAATGCCATTCTGTACGGGGATAAGGTAGGCGCTCTCCAGCGGTTTCTTTATCCTTGTCAATGTCCTAACCATTAGCTTAATCTGGGGCCATTCCCTGGGCTTAATCCTCACATCAAAAGTCTTACAAAATCGGTTAAATAGGTCATTACTAGCCGTATATATGCCTTCATCTAAATCATATATATAGAGTAGGCTATAATCAGGTACATTGCTTTTGCTGATAAAAGTAAAGGTGATAATTTCGCTTAGCATTTTGGCAACTGTGAAAACCTGGGGCATGGCCACCTTTTCGGTAACGTCCCCTGTACTTTCGTTTATTTTGGTTTCCGTGTGTTCTTCCCGCCATTGTTCCCCAGCTTGAAAGATACGGTTTTCCAATTCCTTCATTGTCCTGGGCGGTTGCTCATTTTCACGCGCCTCTAAGATTTCACTTTCCAGGTTTTTCAATTCTTCCTTTTCTATGGTTCTATCCTCGCTTTCTAAATTCTGCTCTTGCTATACTTTCAAAAGTCCTATCTAGCTCCCTCTCTGGTAAGGGGTTAGCTGTCACGCTGTTAGCGATCTTTGTTAATTCGTAAGCTGTTTCTATATCACAATCAACCCACTTATTAAAGAGTAGCCCCACAAAGCGCGTGAGTGCCACGTTACGCCCTCCCTCGTCTCCAAAGCCATTGAAAAGCGTATCTATGACCCTCATAGTGATAGACCGCTGACCGCTTGCCCGTGGTGTGTACGTCTGCGGTTTTACTCCCTGGCCACTTGTTCGGTTTTGTCTTGATTTTGGGACTGGATAATCTAGGCCATGCTCTACGATTTTTTGATAGTCTGCTGGGTCTCCTGTTGTGACTGGTAGACCTTGTAACTGTGACCAGGTTAAACTGGCCATATCAAAAGGTAGCCCTATCTTATCCGCTATCTCCTTGACTACCTGCTTATAGGTTTCCTCATTCATAACGCCCCCAGGCTTTACCACAAGCCTAAAACGGGGGCTTTCTGGGGTGTGTTTGATTGTTGGGTACAAGATATAGGAAAAGCCAAACAAAGCTCTAGAAACAGCTTCTATAAAGCCCTGGGCTGGTCCCTTAATCTCATCATAATCAAGGAAAATCAAATCACGATATACCAGGCTGATATTATTCCGCTTGTAGCTCCCTGTTTTCTCTGCTGTGATTTTTCCACTCAAACAATAAGGCGCCTGGGTTCTTTTGTATTCCTCCAGGTCAGCACCTTCAGGGACTACCAGGGGCTTAAAGCGCTCAATATACTGGAATGGCTCCATCTTATCAAACAGATAGACAAGGTTACTTTGAAAGCCTCTAGCCTCGTAAATTGCCACATTATCGCCCCTTTCTACGTTTCTTCTTCAGCTTTTTAAGCCTTTGCTGTTCCTTTAGCTGGTCCAGGGTCGGCCTGCGATCTTTGTAAATCTTTTCATCATGATAGTGCCCGCCACCTTGTGCGGGGTGCATATTATATCTTCCCATTTTCCACCCCCAAAAATATCAAAACATCACTGACCCTATAAAAGATTTTCCTAGTGTCTTCTAGTGGGGGCTGGTAACGTCTTAGCCCATTATCTTCCCAACGTTTTAAGGTCTTAGCCTTTATGCCTAGTTCATCTTTAACCTGCTGGGCTGTGATTAGCCCTAACAGTCTTGGTGGGGTTTGCTCACGCGCCTCCAGGTAACTTTCTACCAGCTCCAGCACTCCCTGGGTTAGATCCTGTTCACTTTCTTTACTTAGGCTAAACATTCATATCAGCCCCCTTCAGTAATTTCTTATAGCTTTCCAGGTCTGCTTTAATCAGCACGTCTAGGCGTTTACCTTCTGTGTCATATTGGGCCTTCAGTTCTCGGATACCTTCCAGGCGCTCGGTGTCATTAGCTGGGATATAGTAGCCACTAACTAGGCCACGTTTGGCCACAATAGGGACCCCATGGCGGACAATAAGGCGGTGAATGTTCTCCCTCAATGTCCTAATGTCCAGGCCTAACAATTCAGCAATATACCGCCCTGCGCGTGGATTATCTGCACCCACGGGAATAAGCCTTAAAATTCTTTCTTCAAGTTCGGTCATGTATCTCCTCCTTAGTTGTAACGTCTTCCAGCCAGCCAAATATAAGCGCCATAGTTAGGGTTAAGCTGTTGGCTTGCTGGTTCTTCCTGCTTGTCTGGTAGCTCTATAATCTCGCTATCGTTGTAAAATCGGTATAGCTCATAGGCCAAAAGAACCAACGTGATCAAGATAAAGGCTAGATATTGCCCTGGTGTTAAATCAAGTTCATTCATGGTTTAACTCCTTACGGTATTCACTGGCTATGTCACAATGCTCTGTGATTAGTTTTTTTAGCGCGTGGTTTGCTGTGTGTAGAATTGGGAAAGTTTTTGGACCATCTTCAGTACTGGCCAACTCTAAAACCTCCATAATGTCATTTAATTCTCCACAAAGTCCCTCATAGTCAACTAGGATATCATTAGTTTTATCTGTCATACTAAGCCTCTTTCTTTCAAGTCTTTATAAATCAAACTACGTAAGTATGTCCAAGTTGAAACTGTTGAATCGATAATTCCATTGCTTAGATTATTTTCTTTTATAGCTTTATCTAAGAAATTGAATAGTAACCAGTCAGGGGCTTTTTCATATCGTTCTGTGCATTCGTCATCATATCGCTTCATCTCTCCTAGTAAATTATCCAGGTTTGACTGTACTACCTGTTCATGGCTTGCCTCTGTCTTCTTGTAACGTTCGGATAGCCTGTAAAATTCAATCCACAAGTTACTTATAGCTGTTCTGCATTCTTCAGCGATTCCACTCGCTCCGTTATGCCCTTTGGCTATATGCCACTCACTCAGAATATCCAGTTTTTCTTCAGTTACTTGCAACTTTGCTTCAAAATCTTCAAAATACTGTTTCATGTTGTTTTTACCTCTGATTTATTATTTTTCTGTGTAATTGCCTGCTCTGGTGCGCGTGCTTGTTCTGTTTTAGTGCTATTCTTTACTATACAAGATTTACCGACTGCTAAACGCTGGGATATAATCCTCTAAGTTGGCGGACGCTTAATCAGTCGGTGCTAGTTTTAAGGGGTAGCGCCCTCCGTATGGTCATAATGCCCTAGATATGGTATAATCTAGCTATTAAATCTTTACTAAAACCCTTTTAATAACAGCTTGCCTGCTTGTTAATTTTGTTTTAGTTTGAAAGTGTGAAAGGCTTTGCTGGTTGGTCCCTGTTAAGCCTTTTTTGTTGCTCTCACGCGCTAAAAAGTTAAGTCTATTAAACTTTTTGGTTATAAAAAATCTTCGACCTTACAATTAAGAGCTTTAGCAATTCTGGTAAGCGTAAAAAGTTTCACATCTTTTTCTTTTCCTAGTTTCTAAAAAGAAATAATAGAGCGAGATACTTGCGCTTTTTCGGCTAATTCTTCTTGGGAAAGTCGCTGAATTTT